ACTTATTGTTGGTATGTTAATGATACTAATCCAAGTTCAAGCGCTGACTTTAGTGCAACAGTATTGAGTCAATATCCAAGTGGTTGTTCTGATGCAGCTTGTACAGCGCCTACACCAGCGCCTGCTGCGCCAACTCCAACACCATCGCCTATACCTACGCCTGCGCCTATACCTACGCCTGCGCCTACACCAAGTGCGCCAACATACTTGTATGCTAGATACTTAGAGTGTAGCGGTGATGTTTTAATTAATATAAGAGCTCCATTTGGAACAAACCTAGGCAGCGTGGCTAACGTGTTAGATGTGAGTGGAACGTGTTATGAATATCAAGACGATGCAGGAATAGAAAATACCAACGACTATACAACATACACTATTTATGCAAACTGTACAGCTTGTCAAGGAGCTCCTTCTCCATCGCCAGCACCAGTTCCAACACCAGCGCCTGCAGTAACATGTAATAGTGTAAGTTTAGAATTTATTTCTGATACAAACTTCTTATGCGCTAATTATGCTACATTCTACATGAACACAACCGATTTCTGTACGGCTACTGCTTTAGATAGACAAAGTGATTGTAACAGAGCAGCGTTACCAGGTTATTATAACGACGGAAGTAATTATAGATACTGGAATGGTTCTGCATTTACAAGTAACTGTACCACAACGAATTGTCCTTAGTGTTTTTTATATTCAATTATAATTAATAACTTTATTAGAATTAAATTAAATCAAATGCAGCAGTATAAAAACTTTTTGACTCCCAAAGAGTGTCAAGAATTAATTCAAATGATTGACGCTAATCATACTCGATCTTCAGTAGTAGAAGGCGGTACAGATAGAACAGCTATATCTGACTATAGAACTTCAAGTACTTGTAATTTAAGCACCTCCAATGAAACTGTGAATAATATTCATAAGCGTATTGCAGGTATATTAAATTTAGACATTAAAAAAGGTGAAGCTATGCAAGGCCAGCTTTACGAAGTAGGTCAGTATTTTAAACCTCATAATGATTTTTTTGCAGGTGACGCATATCAAAAACATTGTTTAGCTTCAGGGAATAGAACACACACATTTATGATTTATTTAAACGATGGTTTCAAAGGAGGGGGAACAAACTTTCCAAATCAAAATATGGTAGTTAATCCAGAGACAGGCAAGGCAGTTATGTGGGAAAATATGAAAGATGGAAAAGTTTTAGAAGAATATATGCACGAAGGTGTAGCAATAGAAGAGGGTAAAAAATATATTATTACTGCATGGTGGAGAGAAAATGATTGGGATGGAGCAGGTGATGAAAAACTTTATCAAGATTCATTACAACCAAAAAAAATTGAAACACCTGTAAATAAAACATATACACATAAAGATCAAATACCTAAATTTACAAAGAATGGTTTTGAAGTAATTAAGTGTCCTGAGCAAACTTGGAATATAATTAAAGACGCTTATGAAATACTAAAAGACAAGGTAACTCCTGAAAACTTTCCTGGGAAAGAAAACATCATACAAGGTGGAGAAAGCGAACTTCTTTCATTTGACCACGTACCTTCCATTAGGACTCTAATACACGAGCAGCTCCTACCTGTACATAGAGATTGGATTGCTAATGAAATGCATAATGCTATGAAAGAACCATTAATAGAGCCTTCATTTGTGTATGGAATACGTTCTTACAAAAAAGGTTCGACATTAACTCCTCATGTTGATAGGGTAGAAACACATCATATAAGCTCTATAATTATTGTGGATAAAGATTTAGCTTGTGGATGTTCTAATAAACCTGAAGCAGATGATTGGCCTTTAGATATTCAAGGGCACGATGGAGAGTGGTATAAAGTGTATGCTCAACCAGGAGATATGATACTGTATGAATCTGCAATTTGTGAACACGGAAGACTTGAGCCTTTTGGAGGAACATTTTTTAGAAATTTTTATGTACACTACAAATTTGTATAGTAGTTGAAAAAATATATTTCATTTGATACGTGGTGGGGTGGTCTAAATAATATTAGAATGACTTATGAAATGGTGGTTGCAATTGCAATATGCACAAATCGAACTATAATTTTACCGCCAAAAATATACTGTTTGTTTTTAAGTGAACATCAGCTTAAAGATAGTTTTTTTGATTTCTGGGAATTGTTTGACAAAGAATTATTTGTTAAACATTTTGATTGTGTAGACTATAAAGATATACCAGCTTATCAAAAATATGAATCTGACATACAATATTTTGAAAATATTTGCAAGGATATTAAATGTTTACCTGAAGGAAATCATCCCAACTGGGGTGTAAATCCAGACACTTATAAAAAGCCTATTGATGTAAGTGAGTTTAATTTAAATAATAAATTTATTCATTTTCCTAGAAATTTGTTTGGCCATTGGTATCATTTGATAACAGGAATTTCCGATGAACATAGGATGAGAATTAAACACAGTTTGAAATATGGATTAAAAATTAGAGATAAGTTTGAAATGAATTTAATAGCTAAACCATATAATGCTATTCACGTAAGAAGTGGAGACTTTCATCAGACAAGAACTCACAGTACAACAGAATTGTTTGGTAATTTAAGATCAATGGTAGATAGATATTTAGACACATCGTATCCTTTATTTATCGCTACAGATGAACAGGATAGAAAATACTTTGAGTGTTTAAATGGATATGAATGTTATTACTTAAATGATTTTATGGAAACTGATATGGTCTCTTCTATAGCAATAGATACGTTAATGTGTGCGAATGCAAGATTATTTTATGGAAGTAGGTACTCTACTTTTACTGATTACATTAACATTTTAAGGCATTACAATAACAAAAAAAACTGTAGTAAAAATTTATTAAATTACACTTTTACTGGCAAAGAAAAATATAGCTGGGAAAATTGTTTTGTAAATGAATATTAAAGAAAAAAATATTGTATATATATATGAATCTCCAGATGGCGGAATTACTTTATATAGAAGGCTTTATGGTAAATATGAATCAAGAGAGTTGTATGACAAAGCAAAAAATCTATGGAATATAACTTAGGTTTATTTGGAAGTCACAACTCGGCGGTAGCTATAAGCGTCAACGACGAAATTAAAGAAGTTGTAGAGCTTGAGAGGTGGGTTGGTATAAAAAATGCAGCCTTTGCATATCATTTTCCTATATCAAATCCAGAAGAAGTTCTGCGGGATATTTTAAATTATTTTAAAAATAAATACGGAGCTGTAACCTATAATACCGTTGCTTATAATTGCGATAATAATTTGCATAAAAACATTAGTGCTAAAAACTACCAGTACGTTCCTCATCATACCGCACATTGCGCAAATGGTTTATACCAATCTACCTTTGATAGAGCTTTAGTTGTTAGTTTTGACGGAGGAAGTGAAGAGGGGTTTTTTAAAATATATGAAGCAGAAAAAGGTAAAGACCCTGTTCTTATAAATAATGTAGGTATAGATTTATGTGTTCCTTATGCAGCAGTTGCTCATTATTTAGAGCCAATAAAAACAGAAGATAATTGGTGGTGGGGAAACTTAGTATATGCAGGGAAAATTATGGGGCTTGCTGGTTTGGGAAAGGTTGACTATGGTTTAGTACCAAAATTTTTTAGTTATTATCTAGGACAAAGTATAGATAATGTTAACATAGCTCATGAGAGATACCAGGCTTTAAATATAGAAGGCGACCCCGCCAACATAGCAGCAACTTCTCAATTTGTTTTTGAACAAGTGTTTAGTAGCATTATAAATGGATATAAAAACAATTTGCCTTTAATTTTTTCAGGAGGTGGCGCAATGAATATAATCAATAATTCAAAACACAAAGCATTTGTATCTCCAAACCCTGATGATAGAGGTATTGCTTTAGGTTGTTTGCTTCATATTTTAAAACCAAACGAAGTTGTGAATAGTATGTATATAGGAATGACTTGGAATGATGATAAGTATAATCAATTAGACCCTATAGAATTTGCTAATAAACTTATTGAGGAAAAAATTATTGGATTGGTGCAAGGAAACTCAGAGCACGGAGCTAGGGCTTTAGGTAATCGCTCTATTTTATGTTTGCCAAAAAAAGGAATGAAAGATAAAATAAATTCACGTGTAAAATTTAGAGAACCTTACAGGCCTTTTTCACCCATGTGTAGAGAAGAGGATAAGTATAGGTGGTTTAATTCAAAAAACAACACTATGTGGATGGCTCATAATGCGGAGGTAATAAATAACTCTGAATCTATAGACTCTATAATTCATTATGATAATACCGCTCGTCTTCAAACAATCACGCAAACTTCTAATCCATACTTGTATATGGTTTTAACTGAGCTTGCTAACAAAGGGGTTGATCCAATTATTTTAAATACTTCATTTAATAAACAGGGTAAGCCTATACTTAATACAATGGAGGAAGCTAAATGGATGTTAGATAATACAGGCTTAGATGATTTGGTAGTTTTATGAAAACTATTTTTTTAAACATAGCAAGTTATAGAGACCCTGAGTTACTACCTTCTATTACTGATTGCATTAACAGAGCAAAGTATCCTGATAGAATTTACTTTGGTATTCATGAACAGGACGAGACGCACAATAGTAGCCTTGATAAAATACATAATTTAAAATATGATTATATACATTTTAAAAAGTCTAAAGGCACAGGATATTCAAGAAATTATATTAATAAAAAATTATATGATGGACAAGATTATGTTTTACAAATAGATAGTCATACTCGTTTTATACAAGACTGGGATGTAATGTATATAGAAGATTATAATCAGTTTGATGAAAAAGTAATTTTAACAGGGTTTCCACCTCAATATAAAATAGGAGATTTATATGATGATTATAAAATGTATCCATCTAATAATGCAGTAAAACCAAAACATATTACGCCGAACCACAAAATACTTTCCGAGTCAGAACCTTTTTATACTGATTACATTCAAACTTATGTGGCTTCTGGAGCGAATACTTTTATGCCTAAATCTTTTATAGAAAAATCTACTTTTGATTTATATGTTGACCCTTTTGCTGACCAAGAAATAATTTCTTTAGCAGCACATCTTTTTGGTTACAAAATGTTTGTTACTCGTAGACCAAAACTATTTCATTGTTATGCTAATAATTTAAAAGGAAGTGAAGAAAAATTTAGACCACTTATAATAGATGATTTAAAAATCACTAACTTTGAAGTGGATTTTACTTTAGCTTTTAAAAATTGTAAAACTATAAACACATCTGAGAGCTGGGTTAATTTAATTAAAAATCAAATATGATATTAGAAAAAATAAAATTAGACTTCGATTATTCATACTTTCTTGCTGAAAAACAAGACTATAACTTTCATAAAGGTTCATGTATATCTTATCAAAGGGAAGAACAAAATGATTTATACAATGAATATGGTAATGGTTATTCTTATGATGAAAACAATACAGTTATACAACAACTTTGGTATGACATTAAAGACCCTATATTTGATGGCTGGGAAGATAAATTAAACATGGATATTAAAACCGTGTCTACTATTATGCAGCCACCAGGAAACGTTGTAACATTGCATAGAGATACATTTTTTAAATTTAAAAAACTTTATCCAGATGATAAACGTACAAAAGTAAGACTAAACCTTTACTTAGAAGATTGGAAGATTGGTCACATGATTCAATATCAAGATATTCATAACAATAAAAAGTGGACTACCTCTGTGGACTGGAAAGCAGGAGATGGTTTACTATGGGATAGCTCTGTACTACACCTTTCTTGTAATGCTGGTCAAAAAGATAAATTTACTATGCAAGTATCTGGATTCCGTAGAGATTAAGAATTTAAAACCTTAGTAATTAAATTCGTATTTTTGTATATTATTAATAATATATGGCTTGTGTAACGTATGATATAGTCTGTCCCATAGGGGCGGTAGGAGGCGAGTGTACTTTTACAATTAATTGTTGTGACGGAACTAAAACATCTGTTACAATTCCTGAAGAGGATACACAGCAAGTATGTTTAGAAGTTCCTGCTAATATAGTAGTAACCTCTATATCAGGTTCTTATAATACATCAGGAGCTTCTTGTTCAACTAACTGTGGTTATGTTGACCCTACTCCTGTACCTACACCTACTCCCGCTCCAATACCTACACCTGGGCCTAGCCCAGTTCCAGTTACACCTACTCCTGTAACGCCTGGACCAACTCCAGTATATTACTATTGGTCTGCTACCGCATGTGACGGAAGCAATATTACTACATTTAGGACAACAGATTCTAATGTAGGAAACACCCTGCTTTCTGTTTATAATATTGGTGGAGACGGATTGTGTTATGAGGTTGAGGCAGGAGGACCTACTAACAGCAATGATATTTTATCAGCATACGCTGATTGCGCAGCTTGTTGTACTAAAGTTCCTTCGAGTCCTTCTTGTACACCAACTCCAGCACCAGTCCCTGGTCCTTCGCCTACGCCTGTAGCGCCAGTGCCAGCGGTTGTTCCTTCGCCTTTAGTGCCAGATTATTGTTTAGGTGGAGAAAATGAAACTACAATACAACTAATTCAAGGATTTAATAAATATGTTTTTGGTTCTAATTATGGAAGTTATGGGGTTCAATTAGGAACTTATGTTTTAAAGAACGTTCCATCTAATCATCCTATAGCTATATTAAATACAGGTAAAACCGCAGAACTAACTTACACGGGGACTACAAATGCAGGGACAGGAACAGCACCTGACGGCAACACGTATGATTATTTTTATGGTGATGTCACAATAACAGTTATAGGAGATTTTGGAGTACTTAGTTATGCTTGTTTATACCATGGTTATATGGGTGGTGGTTATAATTTATATTACAATAGCAGTGTTTGTAGCTCTCCAACACCTAGTCCTTCTCCAGTTCCAACAGCAACGCCTGCTCCTACTAGTATTGTTCCTCCAATACCATCTCCTGTTGACACAGAGTATACATTAACATATAGTCAATCTTCAAAAGGATGGCCATCGTTTTATTCTTATATACCCGAGATAATGTTAGGAATGAATAATTACTTTTATTCATTCAATGGAGGTAATTTATTTCAACACAATATAAATGAAACAAGAAATAATTATTATGGCACACAATATAATTCACAAATAACAAGTGTGTTTAATGAGTCGCCACTTGAAAACAAAATATTTAAAACTATTAACCTAGAATCTGACACAGCTTGGCAAGCCGTAGCGGAAACGGATATACAGCAAAATGGATTCATTGATAACGATTGGTTTGTAAAAAAAGAAGGAGCGTATTTTGCTTACCTAAGACAAACAGGGGAAGTGCCTGCGCTGCAAGGACAATATGCAATGAGATCAGCTAATGGTATAGGAAAGTCTAGTAGTTATTCGGTTAACGGAACAACAGGTACTTTAAACTTTTCTATCAATCCACTTGTTTCAATAGGTAGTATAATTAGCATAGGAGATTATCTATACTTCTCTGTGCCTTCTTATACCACAATAAGTTTAGCGGGTGTAGTGACAAATATACAAGTAGATTTACCTAACAATATAAATAGAATAACTATATCAACATCAGTTACAGGCTCTTCACCTATAACAATTAATGATGCTTACATATTATTTATCAAAAATGCAGAGGCAGAGTCTCACGGTTTACTTGGACACTATTGTATATTTACTGTTACAAACACAAGCACAACAGCTACTGAATTGTTTGCTATTGAGTCGGAAGTTATGAAAAGCTATCCGTAAAATTAGTATCTTTGCAGTAGTATGGACTTTAGTATAAGGAAATTAAAGACATCTGATTATAATGATGTATTGATAGGTTGGTGGAAAGATTGGGGATGGCAAGCGCCAGCTCAAGATTTTTTACCAGAAAATGGTGAGGGTGGTTTGATGGTAATGGTAGATAAAAAGCCTGTTTGCGCAGGTTTTATGTATGTTACCAACTCAAAGGTAAGTTGGGTTGATTGGATAATATCGGATAATAAAATAGAAGATAAAGCATTGAGACACGAGGCAGTTAAA